AAATGTAACAGAATTAGATTTTGCAGACATTAAGCAAAATTTAAAAAACTTTTTAAAACAACAATCAGAGTTTAGTGACTATGATTTTGATGGGTCAGGCCTTAATGTTTTATTAGATGTATTAGCTTATAATACTCATTATAACGCATTAAACGCTCACTACTCATTAAATGAATCATTCTTAGATTCAGCTCAGATAAGAGGTAATGTAGTCACAAGAGCAAAGCTTTTAGGTTATACACCAAGATCAGTTTTATCTCCAAGAGGTAAAGTTAATATTGTTGTCGATATATCTGGAGAAATAGGAACAATACCAACTGTTTTAGAATTAACACGTGGTACTAAATTAAATACTGTTGTAAGCGGAGAAGAATTTCAATACGTGGTATTAGAAACTCAACAAGCAACATTAGTAGGTACAACATATACATTTAGTGATGTTGTTATTGCAGAAGGTTCTGTAAGAGAATTAAAATATAGAGTTGATAATGATATAGAAAATCAAAAGTTTCAACTTACTGATTATAACGCAGATTCAAGTACATTAAGAGTAAGAGTACAGTCAAACGAAGAGTCAAGCTCATTCGATATATACACTCCTTTTGAATCATTAAGAGGTGTTGATTCAACATCAAAGGTTTATTATCTACAAGAAAATCCAAGTGGATTCTTTGAAGTATACTTCGGTGATGGTATTACCGGATTTAAACCAGCAAATAATAACATTATAACTCTTGATTATGTTATTACAGAAGGTATAGAATCAAACGGTGCTAATAATTTTGATATGTTAGATGATATCAATGGATATAGTAGTATTACCGTCACATTAGCGTCAGCTGCATCAGGTGGAGCTGAAGAAGAAACAATGGAATCTATACGTTTTAACGCACCATTAACATTTATATCTCAAAACAGAGCTGTTACAGCCGATGATTACGCAGCGATTATTAAAAAAGAGTTTAGTAATATCGATTCTATATCAACATGGGGTGGTGAAGATAACGATCCACCTGATTACGGTAAAGTATATATCGCAATTAAACCTTTATTAGCAGAAACACTTACAACCGCTGAAAAAACAGATATTACTGGCGCAATATTAAAAGGTAAGAATGTAGTTTCTATTGTACCAGAAATTGTAAATACTAACTTTACTTATTTAGAAATAGATGCAGCATTTAAATATAATCCTAACTTAACTGATAGAAGTTCTGTTGAATTACAATCAGTTGTAAGAGATACAATAACAGATTATAACTTTAATAATTTAAATAAATTTGATGGTGTATTTAGGCATTCTCAATTAACAAAAGCAATTGATAATTCAGACCCATCAATATTAAATACTATAGTAAGACCAAGAATGTTTCAAAATATTACACCGAGTAATAATTCAGATAATAATTTTGATCTTTCTTTTGTTGCTCCATTCTTTCAATCAGGGCAATCAACAGCATTTATTTTAAAATCATCTTCATTTAAAATTAATAATGTAGACCATTTCTTTGGTGATGTTCCTATAAGTGGTTCAACACAAAGAAAAGTTATTGTATATAAAGTTGTTGGATTATCTAATGTAACTGTTGTAAATGATGCAGGTATCATTAATGTCGAAAAAGGAACTGTTACTTTAAATAACTTTAGACCTGATACGACAGCAGCAATTAAAATAACAGTATTACCTAACTCATTAGATCTTGCTCCAAAGAGAGCTGAATTAATTTCTATAGATAATAATAGCGTTACAATAACACCAGAAGTAGATACTATTGCAGTTGCTGGTTCAGCTGGTAGTATAAATTATAACACAACATCAAGATTTAAATAATGTCATATAAGTCTACATTAACACCTGGCGCGATCGAAGTCGAACAGGGAAGTTTATCTCAAACAAAAGAAGATATACGTATCGATCAATTGATACCTACTGAGATATTATCAGACAAAACTAAACTTAAACAATTCTTAGAAGCTTATTACGCTTTTCAAAACATGGATGAGTTTATATATCAAGAAAATGAAGACTTTAGTGATATTATTTTAAATAATCAAGCTCAGTTTAGAATACCAGATCCTAAGAATGAAAATAATAGATTCTTTACTGATGAGTCAGGCGCAGATTCAACTCTCGTTTTAACAGCTCCTGATGGTACAACAACAAATATAACGTTAACTGATATCAATGTAGCAATAACAAACGGTAATGAACTACCAGGTACACTTGCAACTTCAACATCTGAGATAGGTAAGACATTTACTGTCAATGGATTAGAATCTTATAATAATTATACTGCTAAATTAAATACAATTGTTAAATACTGGGTAGGTCCTGGACCATCTTATGTAATGAATACAATTGAACAAGCAATGGACATTGATTTAAATGGAGAAAGCTATTTAGAATTAATGCAAAAAGAAATTGCTGCTACTATTCCAAGAGGAGTAACAGTAAATAAAAGAAATCTTTATAAACAAATAATAGATTTTTATAAGTTAAGAGGATCAGCTGATTCTGTAGAAATATTTTTTAAAATATTATTTAATGATACTGCAGAAGTTGAATTTCCATATGATAAAACATTAATACCTTCAAGTGGTAACTGGGATATTAATCCAGCATTATCAAAAGGTGGACAATACTTAGATAATAAAGGATTCTTATCTGATAGTATTAAAGTACAAGATAGTTTAAGATATCAAAAGTTCTCATACCTTATTAAAACAGGTAAAAATTTATCTGATTGGGAGCTTGCATTTGATAGATTAGTACATCCAAGTGGATTTATATACTTTGCTGAGATATTAATATTCTTACAATTAACAGGAGCTGTTTTAACAGATGCTTTAACTTTAAGTCGTATGCCAGGTGCTCAACCAGGTATTATAGGACCTGAAGATATACCAGTACTTGTTGAAATGTTTGCTTCATCTTTCTTACCTACAACAACAGCTAAGATACATAAATCAGCTACTGTTTCAGTCGCTTTAAAAACCGGTGTTATTAACAGTGTAACAGTAACAAGTGGAGGAAGTGGTTATACTTCAGTTCCTACGATTACATCATCTGATTCAGGTACTCCATCAGGGTTTACAACAGCAACATTAACTGCAGCTCTTACAAATGGAGCAGTATCAGGAATTACAATAGGTAATGGTGGTAAAGATTATAATATACCAGCTCTCTCCGTTGCAGCTCCAACAGCAATTACATTTGATGGAAGCGATAATGAGTTATTAGCGATAGGTATTGTTAATATTGCAGATGATACAATTAAACTTACAAGTGCACAACAAGCTGCTTTACCAGTTAATTCAATAGTTACATATAGCTCAGGTTCAGGTGGAGCAATTTCTGGATTAGCAAGTGGCACTCAATATAGAATACATACATCTACTGGAAGTAAAGTTAAATTAAAAGCTTTAAGTGGATCTGAATCAGTAATTAATATTTCAGGTGTAGGTTCAGGTACAGATCATTCATTCACCGGTGAAACTGCTACAGCAACAGCAACAAAACTTGACGGAGCTTTACAAAGTATTGAAATAGTAGAGCCAGGATTCGGTTATTCATCAGCACCTGCTATTACATTTAGTGGTATAGACGCTGAAGGCGAAACAGGTGTTGCTCCAGTAGTAAGTATTGGTATTGATTCAAATGGAAGATTAGATATTGATAATATTGTTATAACATCTGAAGGTTCTAATTGGGCTGCACTCTTTGGTACCGTTGCAGGAAATACAAATGCTGGCTCAATTGCAGATGTTGAATTTATAAACACTGCTAATAAAAACTATTCTTCGGCGCCAACAATAATATTTCCAGAGCCACAAGCAAAAGATGCAGATGGTATTTTATTAAGTACAAACGTATTAGCTCAAGCAACATTTAGTTTAAATTCTGATGGAGAAATAAGTGGTGTTACAATAACACAAGCTGGTAGTGGATATATTAATGACCCAATTGTAAGATTAGGCAGTACTTTAAATAGTGAAGCAAGAGTACCTAATCTTAAACATATAACTGAAATTAATTGTAATCATAATCATGTTGATACATTAATAACTGAAGTTAAAATAAATCCACTTCAAACATCTGGTTCAATAATGACTTCAACAAGTAATGCAGATAAATTCTTACCAGAGCATACAGTAAAGGTTGTAAATCCTAATTTTAGAACCATTATAAATAATAATTACATACAAAGGAAAGGCACAGATAATTTCTATAATACATCTAGGCTTTATAATACTAATCAATCAATTGAGTTTTTAGGTACCAAAACGTTACAAACTATTGACTCAACTGATATAAATAACTATAATACAAGTACATTTGTACACATAGAATAACAACGAGAGAAGCAGCATGCCAGCAATAGTAACATCAAATTTTAGAACTTTAAACGCTCAACACTTTAAAGACCAAGTAGACGGTTCAAGTGTTTACGTATCAATAGGTAAATCAGACGTATGGTCGTTAACGACTTCAGATACAACTGATACAACACCATTTACTCCGGGTGATAACTTAGATAATTTAGGAGAAGCAAGAGCAAACCTAATCGGTATGAAAAAGATTGTAGCAACTGATATTGCTCATGTAGTTCCAAGACATACTTGGACATCAGGAAATTCATACTATGCATGGGATTCAGATGATGCTGGTATTTTTGATAAAGCGTTCTATATCGTAACATCAGAATTTAAGGTTTATAAATGTATTAAAGCAGGCGGTGGAGCTTCAAGCATTCAGCCAACTCAAACATTAACTGCTCCAACAGCAGAATCAGATGGTTATACATGGAAATATATGTATACTATCTCAGTAGCTGACGCTGAAAAATTCTTAACAAATAGTTATATGCCAGTTAAAACAGTTTCTTTAAGTGCAAGTGGAACAGTTTCAGTAAGTACAAGTTCAACAACTCTTGTAACACTTACAGAAACTAACTTCAAAATTAATACTGGTATGACAGTAACAGGTTCTAATATATCAGGAACTCCAACTGTTTCAGCAATCAATGGTTCAGTTCTTACTTTATCAACAGCTCAAACTTTAACAGCAGCAGATATACTTACATTTGCATACGCGCAAGATAGCGATGCAGAAGCTGTATTAAGTGAAGCAGATTATGCTCAATACTTAAACCAAAAAGCTTCAAGAGATATATCAACTGCAGGTGGAGTTGAAAGAATCGAAGTAACAGCTGGTGGAACTGGATATTCATCAACACCAACAGTAACAATAAGTGGTGATGGTACTGGTGCAACAGGAACAGCAGTTTTATCTGGTACTACTCTTGCATCTGTAACAGTTAATAATAAAGGTACTAATTATAGTGTACTTGATATTACTTTTTCTGGAGGCGGTGGTTCAGACGCTGCAGCAAGAGGAGTTATAACTCCTAAAGCCGGACATGGTGTTGACCCAGTAAGAGAACTTGGTGCATTCTTTATGTCATTAAACTCTAAGTTAGATGGTAATGATGGTGGTGATTTAACAGTAGGTAATGATTTTAGACAAATTATGTTATTTAATCAGCCAAGAGTTTATAACGCTACTCCACTTGCAGGTAATATTGCAACAGCTGATACTTTAAAAGCAACTTCTTATTTAGATCTCGCTACCACAGCAGATGCTGCAGCTTATACAGTTGATGAATTAGTAGTAGGACAAACATCAGGTGCTCAAGCATATGTAGTAGAAATAGACGCATCTAATGGTTATCTTAGATATCATCAAAATGATAAAACAGGATATAAAGTGTTTACAAATGGAGAAGACGTTGTTGGACAAACCAGTTCAAAAACAGGAGCTCTTGCATCATCAAACGCAGTAGGTAATCCAGAGGTTGATAGATCTTCAGGTGAAATTCTTTTCTTAGAAAACAGAGACCCTATTAGCAGAACCACAACACAGATTGAAGATATAAAAGTAATTATAGAATTCTAATATAAATAATATTAGGAAGAGAGATTTATGACAACAACAGTAGTAAAAAATTATAGTATAGCCCCGTATTACGATGACTTTGATGAAA